CCACCATATTGGCATTGTATGAGGTGATGTAAGTATTATATGCTAATACGTCTAAAATTGTCGATAAGTTAGATCCTTCAAAGTCATAGTCCGTAAAATCGGAATTTGACTTTAAATAGTCTCTAAGTGTGGTTTTTATCTGGTCAAAATCTAGACCAGTAAAGTTTTGAAGGGACATTTATCGTGATGGCAGCAAAATAAATTCTAATTGTTGGGCAGGTACATCAATACCAACAATTCTGTAAGTTATTGTCACATTAAATTCATTATTATCATAGTCTGGAGCAACTTCTACATCGGTTAATTCCACTCTTGGTTCATAATTTCGTATAGAAGCTTCAATTTCATCACGAATTGCACGAGCAGTGAACTCGTCCATAACTTCAAATAGAAGATTTGAGACCCTTGATCCAAAATCAGGGTCAAAAAACTTCTCTCCAGGAGAAGTTAATACAATATTGCGAACAGAGCGGGCAATTGCATTCTGATTTCTAATCGCAATCAAGTCACTATTCAGGGGATTTGCCTGAAATGACATACTTATATCTTTAAATGATTGGCTTACCCGCTCTAAAGGCATCAGAAGATAAAATTTCTATGAATTCTATCTTATTTAGGGGTCATTTTGAACTAAAATTCAGTCAGAGGAATGGGTTCAGTACCATATTCCCAATCATCATAGTCTTCATCATTACGAATTTTCTCATGAATTTCTTTTTGATGGACAAAATCGTGTTTTTTAGGCGTAAGATCGTCATTGGCAATCTCACGAAGCATCTTTTTCTCCATTTTTTTGCTCCTGATTTGTTAAATCAGAACTTTTTACGGGGTTGCTATCCCGTTCTTTTGCAGTTTTCCAGAAATATTCTTCTTCATTACCCATTCCCAGACGTTCGTGTCCATTTTCAACCTGATAATAACGTGTGGAAACCTTAAAATCAGGCATTTTGGGGTCTTTGGGTGTCAAACTATTATCGAAAATACGTATTCTATTGTTTGGATACAGTGCATACTGTCCATTATCAAGCTCAATTAGATTATGAGACTTGTGTTCTGATGGATTTTCACTTGTTGCATAGTCAATAACATCAGGATCTTGGTGATAATTATCGATTGTACAGATATAAGTCCCTTTTTTAATTCCATAATCACGAGTATAGCAATCAAAGTCCATACTTCCAATGAATTGTTTCTGTACCGCAACGACTCCATAGTCCATACAATTCCAAAATTGGAGATTAGGTAGGTTCATATCAGGAGAAGGAGTCTCCGGGCGCGATAAGAAGGCACTGATAGGCAATTTATCATACAGTGCAGCATAATCTGGTAAGTATGTCTCAAAATAAAAAGCACGTCCAGGTATCGATTTAACCGATACCCAAACGCCCTTTACAAATTCACCATGCCCTCCTTCATGATCCATTAGGTATTCTTTACGAACCCATATTTCTCTTGAAGGTAAATTTGATATTAAACAAGACATGAATGATTTTTTTACTTTACCTGTAAGTATTTACCCTTTACCTTGACCCCGATATTTTTTCTTACGTCCATTGCGAGAAGTCGCTGAAAGGAGTGTACGAGGTGAACGCCCTTGACGAGTTTTCTTAGGTGCCCCGGGTTGAAATACAGTCTTATTAGAACTACCTTTAGCCATCTTAATAAACCTCCAAATCAAATAATACGAGTTTTCTCATGCCCCACACGAATGCGAGGATCACACCAGATCTCAAAACCTTGATCCTTTGCATCAAGACAGAATGAGACATCCTCACCACACATGTCTTGTACACTGCCAGATTCAAAGACTTGCATCTTCGGTGCAAACCAAGGGTATTCGAGATTCTCAAATACTCCCTTCTTAATCAATACCCATCCGAAACCAGTGTAATCAACCGTGAATGGCTTCTTCCGCTTTGACATCGTTTCGACAGTTTCGTGATTCATCACTCCACCATTCTTACGGAAATCATCCTCCTCAAGCCAATGTGCAACTGATGTAGTACTTCCATCTTCCGTTGCATACCAACCAGCAGTAATTTCACGTTCTGTGCCATCTTCGCTAATCGCAAGATCGCACAATTGCCAAAACTTATTGGTATCAAATACAATGTCATTATCAATCCACAATTGATAATCATACTCTAGTCTACCATCCCAAGGTACTTGCTTCGGTCCCCTCAGAACATTTGCTCCAAGTACCTTACAACGTGCAAAGTTAACCATTGAAGAGTAATCTTGACTAATCTGAATACTCATACCATTCTGTACCATATCAAAGCACAGTTGTACAAAGTTCTTCAGAAAAATATAAGAACATCCTCTACCAGGTAAACAGAATACAATGGACTTTCCACGCATCCTTTCTTTAATTGCATCGATATCCCAGGTAGGTTCTGAGCTCTTCTGTGGGGGTACTGTCTTTACTGTAAATCCTTTAGCCATAAGATTGAATAACCTTCAAGTTCAATTCTATCAGTGTATATAGTCCTTGTCAATATGATGAGTTGTTCTGTGCCTCCTTGTTCACTGTTAACTCCTCATATGACAAATCATCAACTGTATAATCAGTTTGCATAAGTCCAACCATCCCTTTCAATGTATTCCAAGTAATACTAAACTCATCCTCTTTCACAGAATGAAATAAACACCGATCCTTTGCATAGATGTGATATACCTTTTCCCTTGCAGTCATAAAAATATCTCCGGAAATTTTTTCTTTCAATCTTATTTTGATACTGCATTATATATCAGCACTACACAAAATCCGAGTGCAATAAAAAACGGGCGCGGATATCTTATCATCCAGCCCGCTAATACTACCTTCCAGAAATTCCAATATGGGCGTCTCCGCTGCCCTCGAAAATGGTTTAGAGAACTCATAATACTTCCGGAAAAATTTTATCGATTTTTTAAATTTGTTCTCCTGTCGCACCATCTTAAATTGCTTGCACTATTATTCATTTTATTTCTATCAATGTGGTCAACTTCTAATAAATTTTTCGGATTTTCTATCAGTGTTTCAGCAATCAATCTATGTGAATAATATCGAATTTGTTTTATTGTATCTCCATTCTCATCTTTTAATGAGATATTAACTGAAAGATATCTATCATTATTGTAGCATCCTCCTCTGAATAATTGATTCATTTTCCGAGCATATCCTCTTCTTGAAGGATTTCTATGCCATTCTGTCCATATACTTCCATCATCACATACATAATATCCATCGAATTTTGTTGGATATAATTTAATGTTTTCTGGGGGAGGGGGAATATATTCTGGGAGTGGGCAAGAAGGATACTTTACCTTTTTCTCTCTAGGATTTTTTATATAAATCCATTTTCCATTCTTTTTAATCCACTTAGTTCCATTAGATTGAACTTTTATAGTTCCTTCTGGGACACTTTTTTTCATACCGGAAAATTTTTTTTATATAGAGAGCTAAAGAGGTCGAAAAAGACATACACTGTAGGTTACAGGGACCCAAAAAAATAATATACGCAACGCCGCCGCCACGCTATAACCCCCAACCGCAAAACACTGCGATCACGGTGTTACTCTGAGTCTAACACATAAGGGGGCAAAGTGTCAACCACTGAGCCCCCACTATGTTATCAGAACTCAATCGGATCTGCAGTCGGTTCGTTGATACCTTCATCAGTGGTGAGAGTATCAAGAATCTGCAGAAGTTCGGTGCCAGTATTAGCACGACCCAGAAGGGAAAGCATCACGGACTTGGACATAATAACGAAAGAAAAGTGTAGTGAACTGTGTGTGTCTTAAGTAATCAGAAAGGGTTCGTCCAGGTGTTATACTGACGATCCGTAATCTCACCGCGCTTGCATAGAGAATCGGTGTAGTTATTCCAATTCTCGCGGGTGTAGATTGCATCACCACGTATAACTCCCTGATGGATATTACGGAAGTTATAGAGTGCTTGTGCTTTGGTCATCTTTGAGAGATGTGCTTACACTACTATGACACTTTACAGGGCCCAGTAATAGTAACTCACCAACGGTCAGGTCTACTTAAGTCCTCAACATATGCATCACACTGTTCAGAACCTTCAAGCTTAAATAACTCCTTCCAGTCAATCTGGTGTGGGTCAAAGTCATCAAGTACTGTAAGCTCTAGAGTGACCCTATAACGCTGCTTCTGTGCCTGGTGATAAGCAACTGACATAACTTCGCTCCGTGAGTGTACTGAAAGTATTGTAAGATCCTGAGGAATTATTGTCAAGTAGTCTTGGGATATTTATGAGGGTTCTGTGTATTTTTGTGCGGGGATTGTGGGGATTTTGTGACCCTGGGAGTTGACAAAGTGCGGTCGTTATGTTATGCTCGCTAAGATCACAAGGTCTCAGCACATTTATAAGAATATAAGCACACATAC